CGGGCGGACGTTGGAGTTCATTCCGGCGGACAAGGGTTTCCCGGCAAAATATATCTTCCATGTGCGGGCGGAAGTGGGGCTTCTCACAGGTGAGTCCCTGATGGGAGACGAGGAAGGTGCCGTTATCTCCTCACAGATTGACGGACAGACGGTATTCATTGCCACGGGTCCGGTATATGAATAATTGAGTAACAACTTTAAACTTTAATCAATATGTACGTAATTGTAGAAAAGGCAAAGCTCGAAGGCAAATTCTTTGGGATAATGAATACCCTTCCGGATGGCAGGGTGTACATTCCTATCAGTGAGATGCGAAATGTGGGTACTCTTCTTGACATCGACATCATTGGTTCTGCACGTGAGTTAAAGGAACTGATAGAGAAACAGCAGGAAGCGATGCAGGGTTCAGAGGACATCGACCCCGGTTTCAGCGTGACACCCGAAGAGGAAGAGGAAATAGACCCCGGTTTCAGCGTGACCGGTCCGGAACAGCCGGCCGGGGCAAAAACTGACGGAAAAAGGGAAGGAGGCCAGCGATGAACCAGAATCAAGTGACCGCTTCACTGGCTATCGTGGCGGTGAGTAACGGAACGACTGTTAACGGGTATGTACGCGTGGACAATGGTCCGCTTATCCAGGCATGGACAAAGGGAAGTGATAAGTATACGCCGGACTTTGAAGCGTTGGCGGAGGACAAACGCCCTATTGTCATTGTCGTGTTACGTGACGTGAGCAGCGGGCGTATCCTCATTCCTTCCAGGCTTGTTTTCAAGTACAACGGTACCGAACTTGCATTCGGGGAGGATGGGTTGTGCAATACGGAACAGTTTGTCGGCATGTTCAAACGCGTAACCGGATACAATGTAAGTGTGGACTCGCAGTCCTATCCCATGACCGGACTTCGGGTGATGAAGAACCTCGTACCCATCTCCGGATATGACAATGACCGCATAACCATTTCGGGTGAAGTTGAAATTGGCGGGCATACGGTCTCGTTCAACGAACTTGCGACTGATGTTGTTATCCAGGAATCATCGGGTAAACAGTATGAGTTATTCATCACTTCAGACAAGGGTACGCAGATAATCAATCCGTCCGAAGTGCTGACGTTGAAGGCATCGCTGTACAGCGGCGGAGACCTTATCAACGATTTGGGGAACATTACGTTGCAATGGAAGAAGCAACTGCCATCGGGAGAGGCCAACCTCGGAACTCAGGGAACCCAGAACATTGCCGCGAATGATATTGACGGTTCGCTGGTGGTAAGTTGTGAGGCTGTGCAGAATGCGAAAGTCATTGCAAAGGGCTTCATTACCGTGTTCGACCTTAGCGACCCTATACTGGCGGCATTCAAGGTCAAGGGGCTTGCTTCTAACGGGCAGATATATCCGGAAGAAACGGGAACTCTTATTCCGTATGCCTATAAACGCCAGTCCGGAGAGGAAGTGGCGGTGGCAAGCTGGGACTTTGCCACATTCGACGGTGAAAACAATCCGTTCACGCTGTCGGGAAAGGACAGTAACAAGTTCCAAGGAAAGGACATCGCACTGACCTATACGGATGCGGCGAGGGCCAAGACGTTCAGAGTAATCGCAACGAACACTAATCCTATTGAGCTATGATGGTGACAGCGTTTTTGAGTGTCGTGGCGGTACGTGAGCCTGACCCGGTGGAATACGTTGACATCGAGTGCCAGCCGGCTGCCATCTCTGTGGATTGTAACAATGTGCAGCTTACACCGCTGAAGCTGAAAGCCCTGCACCGCAGCGGGGCTGATGTGGCCCTGCTGGATGTATTCTGGCGGCTGCATGTCCAGTCGGCCGGCAAGGACCTCGGTACGGCGGATTCCCCCGGTGCATCGTCCGAATGGGAATACTACCTTCCGTCTGACAAGTGGGGCAATGCGGATTCCGTGATTGTGGAAGCGTACCGTGATAGTGCCCGCGAGACCCTTCTTGCTCAGAAGAGGGCCAGCATTGTGCGTCAGAACCCGTCCCCCTTCCCGGTCGATGGTGACTGGAAACCCCTGCCGTTCAAATACAAGAACGGGGAGTATTTCCTGGATAAGGATAAGGGGTTTGTATTCATGTGGATGAATCCGGTGGCCGGAAACAGCGAGATGCACCCGTTCGACGATGTAGCCCAGAACCCGGACACTACTTCCTGGAAATCCATCCAGGAATACCCGCTACTGGGTACACAGCTTTTACTCGCCAGGAAGATAGACGCAGACCTTATCGACGTGGATAACCTGAAGGTGAAGCATCTGGATGGTGCGGACGGGGAGTTTACAGGCAGTGTTACCGCAACCGAAGGTTATATCGGTGCATTCAAGATAACCAACAGAGGACTTGAAAACGAAAAGGAAAATCCGACCGCGACATTGAGGATAGGCAAGGATGGCGGGAAATTTTTTGAAGTGAATGTCTCGTCCGGGGCAATGTGCCGTATTCGTGGAGATGGGATTACGGCACTCAGTTTGGATGCCTACGGTGACCATTCAACCGGTGTAAGAGTGATGGCCCAGGCCGGATATGATACTTGCGCGATAGAAGCATTGGGTAATGTAGATTTGAATGCCAGAAGCGGTGAATCGGTAAGAATAAGCAGATTACGGGCTTCCGGATTTGCTGCGGGTGTCCGCAATTTAGGCAGTAGTATGATGTCTGCCCCACCGAGCTATACGGTCAGTGATACCGATGATATTATCATATATGGAGGACCGGATCTAAGTTTTGACCCTACCTTGTTTCTTCCAAGGTCAACTACTCCAGGCCGGATTGTATATTTGAAGAACCAGTTGAACCGGAATGTCTCAGTGAAAGGACCCCTGATGAATCCCAATAACAGAGGCACAACCACTGCTACTTCCATCAATCAAATATCCTGCTTTTTCGTTTTTGACGGTAGTCATTGGATTTATTTTTACTGTGGATAATGGTTATGTTGGATATGTTTTTAAGAATTAACGACAAGCTGCTGCATTTTCTTGCATGCCTTGCCATCACCCTGACAGCGGGTGAACTCTGTGCCGTTACGGCAGGTGTAACTAAAGAAGCCGCTGACTGGATGTATAAGAAGAATTGCAAGGTCGGTTCGGGCTGGGACTGGCTGGACATACTTGCGGATGCTGCCGGCATAGCGGTCGGCAGCGTATTAAGGAGATTGGTATTCGATTATTAATGTAATAAAAAGGATTATGTTAGACACATTATTGGTTGCACTGATTATCTCAGTAGATACCGCGCAGGTAAAGGAATTTCCGCAGAAGGCGGAAGTCGAGTTTAAGAAAAATGATTTAAAAGAGAATATCATTAAGTCAGCCTTGAATTTCCATAACAGCGGAAAGAAGGATGATAAGACCTGGAACTGGAAGATTCAGGATGTGGTGTTCAGAAAAGATTAAAACAATGTTCAATTTAAATTCAAAACAATCATGGGAGCTATAAAAACAATGAAGGAAGTTGAAGGCGCACTTCCTCAGAAAAAAGAGATAAATTATGTACGTGCTTTGGATAAGGACGGCAATCCGATTTTAATCAGTAAAGAGGACTTGGCGCAAGTTGTGGGAGAACAGCTCGATGGTGGAGCTATCAAACAGAAGCGGTCTGACCTCAAAGATGCCGACCAATATACAACACCAGGAACATACTTCGTAAACCTATGGGGCGGAGTGTGGCAAAATATGCCGACTAACGATTGTTTTGGTCTATTTGAAGTACGTTCCTATGACGGTTATATAACACAGCGGCTTTCGGCCGGCAACGGAAAGGTGTTTGTCCGTATAAAAGAAGGTGAAAAACCATTCAAGCCGTGGCCAACTGCCGCACAATAACCCTCATTATAGCGTCTCCGTTATCTCCGTGAAGCTATCGTCAATGATGTCCGGAGTTCCGACCAATTGGACACCGTGAGGCGATAAAATATACGCATGGTTAGGCTGGGTTCCATCATAAGTAAATGAAACAAATATATCACGACCTTTCTTATAGTATTTTACTCGCTCCGGTTTAATGAAAAATCTTTTTAGTGATTGGAGTATTCCATCTGTAGGACTGTAAAGGAAAGTTAGAAAATCCAGACTTGTCGATGCTGAATCATTATATAAGACCATTATCGGAGCACGATACCAGTCAGTCATATTGTCTGCAATCTTATATACGGCTTCGTAAGCATTTACAAAATGAGGATATACCTTGAATAAATTCGGAGATAACAACCCCGCTTTTTCAATGGTGGTTTCACCTATCAGTTCTCCCACGTCGATTTACGGATGTGGGAGAACTGTTCACTTCTTTAGGATTTTTCCCGTTTATGCAGCGTGATATAATTCAAGGAGAAATGTCCCCCGATGACATACGTACAAGTGGAATGTATGACGTGGGGAATTCTACCACTATGCCATTCAATTACGGTGGATTACTTGTATTTAATACTAAGACTTTAACCATTCAAACAGGTGTTGATTTACAGGGAAAAACAATTTGTATACGGGTAAGTTGGAATAATGGGCCTTGGTCCTCATGGAACAATTTTACATTCAATCAGCAAAGCATTTAATCAATTATTTTGGCCGGGAAGTACAGTTCCCGACCAAAATAGCCAAATCATACTTCAACGGCATCTATTGCATCCTGTGGAAATTCTTTAATTACTTCATTCTTAAATTCCAGTCTCGAAAAGTCTGATGTAGATAGAATTGAAATCACCGGGTCATTGCTTTCAATATAGATATTCAAGCGGTTATCTTCTGTTTTCTTATACTTTAAATTAAGGAGAATCAGCTCATGACTTTTAGGGATTAAGTAGTGATAGCGAACCGAAATATATTTATCATCTACGCCATACATAACCTGTACAACAGCAAGCGTATTTTGGGCTATATAAGTGTACCGGGTTGAGATTAAGAAGTTAACCACACATTCTTGATTCACAGTCATTAATAAGCATTTTGCATTCATGCGAGTTGGAACCATTTTCTTATCCCAAAGTCCATTCTTTTGAAAGGTGGCCACTGGTAT